TTGTAATGTGTGTTATATGCTAGAATATCCAACAAAACATTTAGACCAGATCCTTCAAAGTCATAGTCCGTAAACTCAGATTGTGATTGTAAAAATGTTTTTAGATTCTGCTTGATCTGATCAAAATCAAGTTCAGTTACTCTTAGACGATCTGTCATTTTATCTTATACGCTCTAAAAAGAAGTTAATTGTTACTGGATTGGGCGAATTGATAATGTAGAATACCATTATAACTTTATATCCATTCTCATCCGGTGCTGGTATAGCAGTCATGGATTCAATTGCCATTCTTGGTTCATCGGATGTTTTTGTGAATAAAATTGGTGCTGTTCGTGCTGGAGATTTGTGTCAAGTGCATTTGATTCCTGCTGGAAGTTCTTGTGTGCCACACACTGTAGCTCTAACTTCGTTTTCAAGCACAGTATTTGTTAATGGAAAAGGTATTGGGCGGTTAGGGGATGAGTATTCTGGTCATACTTTAACTTCCGGTTCTGGTAATGTTTTCGCTGGAGGATGAATAAATAAAACATGTCAACAACAATAACATCAAATGATCCGACAATTGTTTCAGAAAGGTCGTTTAAAGACCTCGATCTGAACTTTACCGCACATCCCATTAAAAAGGATGTGAGTATGCATTATAACGAAAAGGCAGTTATTAACTCTGTCAAAAACTTAGTTTCAACTAATTTTTATGAAAGACCTTTCCAACCTTTTTTAGGTTCAAATATTAGAGCACTGCTTTTTGAACTTGTAGACTCTGTTGTTGCTGCTTCTTTGGAAAGACAGATTACTGAAACTATAAACAACCATGAACCAAGAGTTTCAGTGCAGAGTATTAATGCTATTCCTTCCCCTGATGAAAACGGATATAAGGTTATATTAACATTTTTTATAGTAAATAATCCAAATCCAGTAACAATTAACTTCTTTTTAGAGCGTATAAGATAAAATGACAGAACGTCTAAGAGTAACTGAACTTGATTTTGATCAGATCAAGCAGAATTTAAAAACTTATTTACAGAGGCAATCAGAGTTTACCGATTATGATTTTGAAGGTTCGGGACTGAGTGTACTGTTAGATATCCTTGCTTACAATACTCATTATAATGCTTATTATGTAAACATGATTGCCAATGAAGCATTCTTGGACACGGCTTTGCTTCGTGACTCTGTTGTTTCTCATGCCAAAGTTTTAGGTTACGTTCCTTATTCACGCAAAGCACCACGTGCCAATATTAATTTTACAGTATCATCAAGCGATACTACTCCTGCTACGGTAACTATTCCAAAAGGATTTCGTTTTCTTTCAAATGAAATTGATGGTATTAGTTATGGATTTGTAACTCTCGATGAAACTATTGTGACCAAATCGAATACAAGTTTCTACTTTTTAAATTTACCCATAAATGAAGGTCAGTTAGTTACATATTCATATACTCATATCCAAGCAACAAATCCTAAACAAATTTTCGACTTATCCGATGAAGGAATAGACACATCTACAATTAGTGTAACTGTTCAATCTTCCCCTTCGAATACATCATTTCAGATTTTTACTCTTGCAACTGATTCCGCAGAAACTACCACTACATCTCCAGTTTTTTATTTACAAGAAAATAAAGGACAAAAGTATCAAATATATTTTGGTAATGATGTTATAGGTAAAAGTATTCCAGATGGCTGTGTAGTATCAATTACATATTTAATTACAAATGGCAGTGCTGCCAATAAAGCAAATAATTTTGTTGCAACTGCTACTCTTACAGATTCGTTGAATAATAGTTTAACTAACTTTACAATTGATCCAGTTGGTGAAGCAGCAGGGGGGGCTGAACGTGAACCTGTAGATGCAATTAAATTCTCTGCACCCCTTCAGTTTACTACGCAGAATCGTTTGGTAACATTTAAAGATTATGAATCTTACATTAAGAAAAATTATCCTTCTGTAGATTCTGTATCTGTGTGGGGTGGTGAAGATGAGATTCCACCAACATATGGTCGTGTGTATGTTGCACTAAAACCAAGACAAAATTATTATCTGTCGGATACTGAAAAACAAAGAATCATTGATGATATTATTAACCCAAAATCAATTGTATCAGTAAGTGCAGAAATTCGTGATGCACAATTTTTATATTTGATTGTTGAAAGCCGAGTTCAATATGACCCAAAGAAAACATCTTCAGATGAAGGCACAATTAGAACAAATATTCGTCAAGCTATTTTAGATTACCGTGATACCAATTTAAACAAGTTTGCTGGCACATTCATTCTTTCAAAATTACAAGACGCTATTGATGCTACCAATGGTGATTCTATTATTGGTTCTGAAACTGTTGTTCGTGTTCAACGCCGGTTTCAANCTCAATTGAATGAGTCTGTAAGTTATACAATTAAATATAATGTACCTATTAATCGTGGAACACTAACAAATAAATTAACATCAACACTATTTACAGTATTTGATATTACTGGAACAGTAAGAACGGCTCAATTTGATGAATCTCCACAATCTTTTACTGGTATATCTTCAATTGAAATTACCAATCCAGGAACAGGATATACAACCACACCAACAGTTACAATTACTGGTGATGGCACAAACGCAACAGCAGAAGCTGTGATTGTTAATGGTAGAATTCAAAGCATTAATATCACCAATCGTGGTGTTGATTATACTCGTGCCACGGTTTCAATTACTGGCGGTAACGGATATGGTGCAGAAGCACTTGCTGTTATTGATGGTAAAACAGGTACACTTAGAACAATTTATTATGATAGTTTAGCACAAAGGCAGATTATTAATTCTAATGCAGGAACTATTGATTATGACAATGGAATTGTAACCATTAATAACATTCGGTTTTTAAGCATTGATTCTACTGATGGATTAATTCGTCTATCAATTGAATCTGAAAAAGGAATTATTGAATCAACAAGGGACACAATTCTTACAATTGATGAAACTGATCCAATAGCAATTTCAACAATATTAGAAAAGAAATTTAATTCATAATGGCTGACCAAAAAACATCGTTACTGATTAATCGTCAGGTACCGGAGTTTGTTCGTGAAGAACATCCTAATTTTATTGCTTTTTTAGAAGCATATTATGAATTTTTGGAAAATAAACAAGGCACAAAAAAGAACGATTTAGTAACTAAATCAAAAGACCTTCGTTATGTTTCTGATGTTGATGCTTCTATTGCAGAATTTGAAAATAACTTTTTCAATACCTATGCTAGTTTAATTCCTCGTAATGTTGAGGTAGACAAAGGCACTCTAATCAAACAAATATTGCCTTTGTATTTGGCTAAAGGTAATCAGAAATCTTTTCAACTTTTATTCCGTCTTTTATTTAATGAAGAAGTAGAAGTTATTCAACCAAACCAAAATATTTTGCGTGCTTCTGATGGCAAATGGTTGATTGAAAATGCATTCCGTATCTCACAAAATGTTTACAGTAATTATACTGGTAACGGAACAAAAACAACATTTAAATTGGCTCAAGTTGCTGCGGCAGAAACAATTGCCGTGTATGTGAATGGAGTTTTGAAAACCGAAGCCACAGATTATTATGTTCGCAAATCATCTTCAAACACAGTATTAGTTCCAATAACTGTTACATTAGTTGTTCCAAATGTGTTTGCAGTACCACGAATTCTTGATGGTTGCAATTCAACCTTAGTGATTGCACCGATTGATGATACATTGGTTACGGCTGCAGCGCCACCAATGCCAAAAGTCATTGGAATGTTTTGTGCAAATATTAATTCATCTCCAATAGCATACCCACTACCACCACTATTAATTTCAATTCTACCTAATGAATGTGTGCTTAAAACAAAGTGTGTTGTGCCATTAGCTTGAAATGGTGCCGAATCAGCATCTAATGTTGGAATAGAAGCAAATGCGGCATTGGCAAATAAAATTGCCACATTGGTAATTGCACCAATACTTGTAACATTTTCAAAACTTAAAGCATCAATAATTTTTGAATTAACATTTTCAGTAACAATTGAAGCATTGAATCCATAATTAGCAGCATTAATTGCAATACTTCCATAATCAGCAATTCTATCGGTATTAACAACAAAAACATTTGCTGTATTTTGGCCAGAAACATCAACACCATCAATAGCAAGTGTTAATGAAGCTGCACCTGTTCCAATCACATAAACATTTGAACCAACTTTAAATCCGGCACCGCCAGCTAAAGCTTGAATTTTATTAATAAATCCAGAAAATACTTCTGAAATAACAGCAGAAGCTGGGTTTGCCAAAGCAAATTTAGCAAATACTTTAGCACAATCAGTTTACAATTTTGCCAATAACATTTCATCTAGTTTAAGTGGTAATACAATTGTACTTGGTTCAAATACTGTAGGTCAACTTGTAAGTAATGCTGTTACATTAACAACAGCAACATCAATTACAAACGGTCTTTCTTTATTGAATAACGTATTAGGTAAATTAGTACCAGCTGCTCCAACAACTTTCCCTGGCGCAACAGGATTAAGTATAAGTTCTTTGTCTACATATCGTATGACAGACTTCGTTCAGACAGATAGAACGACTACAGGTGGAAAATCTAGAAGTGGTGGTAATACAGTAACTTCAATTCGCAGGACATCTTCTTATACAACTAACGTATTTGCTGATTTAGGTCCTGGAGATACTGGAACTTTAACATTATATAAAAACAATGTTGCAAGCGGCGCAGTCACATTTACAAACTCAAGTGCTAACGGAACAAATGGTGATTTAATCATTACTGATTCTGTAGACTACTCAGTTAAATCTGGTGGTGCAGCAGGATTCTGGCGTAGTTTTGATTGTCAAGGTTCTGGTACTACATCTAACGGATGGAATGAAATCTATCTTCAACATTCTCAAGGTACTGCCAATACAGCAACAGTATCATGGTATTATGATGATACTACATCTGTTGCTCCTATATTTGCTCAAGCATTTATTACTCCTGTAACTGAATCTTTAACATATTCAAGTACAATACCACACTATAACAGTTCAACTACATTCAGACTTGGTTCAACTGTAGCTAAATTAAGTGGTGATACTTTCCCAACAACCAATACATTCTATACTGGTACTGCTGGAGGTGCTTTTGCTGCCCCAGCAAGTAACACATATTCAACTGTTGGTATTACTTACCCACTAGCTAGAAATTTATATGTAACTAGTGGTAACGTATGGACTAATACAACAACTACAACTATTGCTGGTTTTGGTTCATCTGCTACAGGTCCTTCTGTTACAGTAGATAATAGTTATCAAACTGCTTCACAGGCATTTACAACGGCTTTAGCAAATACTGTTTTATATAAAACAGGTACAGCAAGTTCGATGGAAGAAACCACAATTACTTTTGGTTCAACTGTTGGTACTGGTTCAGGACTTGCAGCCAGAATTATAAATCCAGGAACTACTGATAATCCAACACAATCAGCTAGTGCTTCATTGTTTAATAGTCAATCAAGTACATTGACTTCAAATGATGCTACGATTGTTGCTGCTACACTAAAACATGACCAAACAAATTACTCTACAGGATACTTACCTGCTGGTCCTAATTTGAGTACAGGTAGAACAGGTAATCAATATTTTACATTCAGATTTGTCAGAACTTCTTTATCTAAATTTGATATACAATTTACTGGTACAATTGCAGGACTTTGGGTTGCATTGCCTGGAACAGTTATTGATTCTACATCATCATTAAATGGATGGTTAGATATGTCAATTGCATATGGTGGTTCTGGTATTCCAGGTGCTAATGCACCAGGTAATGGTTCAAATGGTTGTGCATTGGGTGGTGTTGTGACACTAAACTCCTCTGTATCTGCACATAGTAAAACATGTACATTTGGAACAATATCAAGTTCAAACAGTACCTTGAGTGAGGTTTATGTGAGAATTAAACTTACAAGCGGTCAAACGGTAACCGCTTTATCATTAGAAACTGCGAGTAATTAAATGGCCGTATCAGACGCACAGAAGACGGACTTGTTGTATAAAAAACTTTTTGGTGTGGCCAAAACGGATACTAGCGCAAATAAAGGTGCTAGTAATGAATCAATTGCAAGTCCAACAATCAATCGTGGTGATAAAATCTGGACACAATCAGATTCAATTCCAACTACAGCGGCTGCGGTAACTGGAATTGTAGAAGCATATCAAACAACTGCAAGAATTCAATGTACGGCAGATACCACAACAACTGCAATTAGCAGTGTTTATCCAACATGGAAAACCAATTTGACAGATTGGATTCCACCTGAATTTGGATCGACATATTTTGTGAAGGTGTATTCGGATAATTCTGGTGCATCAGACCCAACAGCAACTGGCACTCAAATGTTTGATGCTG